GAACTCCTTCTACTGAACAGGACATTCCGTGCAACTGCTCGCTCTCGCCTTAACGCTGGCGCGCTTTATCTTCCTGACGGTCTATCTGTGGCTGCTCAGGGCGACCCTGACTATCCTTACGACTCTGAGGATGGAATCGGGACGGGATTTACTGCCGAGGAAGCAGAAGATGAGTTTGAAGAGCAGCTAATTGACGCTATGACCACGCCGATTCGTGACGAAGAGTCCGCATCTGCCGTGGTTCCTCTGATTATTCGTGGACCAGCCGAGCTTGGCGATGCTATCAAGCAGTTCAAGTTTGAGCGTTCGTTTGACCCAGCACTTGCTGAGCGTTCCGACCGCGTTCTGGAGCGCATCCTGCAGGGCCTTGACGTTCCTAAGGACGTTGTTACAGGCTTGGCTAACGTAAAGTACTCCAACGCTCTACAAATTGATGAAGCGTTGTACAAAGCGCACATCGAACCGTTGATGCTTTTGATTGTTGACGCCCTCACAGTTGTCTATTTGCGCCCATATTTGATTGCAAATGGCTACTCAGACATAGATGTTAGCCGTATTACTGTTTGGTATGACCCTTCAGCGGTCTCCACACGCAACGACAGGGCCTCAGATGCTGATGCAGGCTTCGACCGCGGGGCAGTGTCTTACGACGCCTGGCGGCGCGCACACGGCTTCTCAGACCAGGATGCTCCTACCCCTACTGAAGTTGCAGTACGTTTGCTTCAGGAAAAGGGCGCACTTACACCAGAACTTACCGAAGCAATGCTTGGGGCGATTTCTCCAGAGATTATGAATGCCGTTCGGTCGGCTCAGCAGGGGCAATCCGTTGCTCCTCTGCCTCCCGACGTTGAAGAGGTCTTGAAAAGAGCAGCTGCAGGAGAACCTGCACCTGTAACAGAGGAAGCCGCACCTGAAGGGGGCACTAACTAATGCATGGTATGAAAAAAGATGATGTACGCATGGAGCTTGTAAACAACCTCGCCTGCAACCTAGGAAACGCTGTTGTTTTTACATTTAAGGCTCAGGGGCATCACTGGAATGTCGAAGGCTCAGACTTCAGCGAGTTCCACAGATTCTTTGGAGAAATCTACGAAGAGGTTCAAGACTCGATTGACCCTATGGCAGAGAGCATCCGCAAGATGGATGTAAAAGCTCCGTTCACTTTGCACCAATTCTTAAAGATGTCGAATATCCAAGACCCTATGACAGAGTGCTCAACTGTTCGTGACATGGTTCAGGATTTGTATGACTCTAACCAGGTGTTTCTTGAGAACCTCAAAAGAGGCTACGAGCTTTCCGAGAAGGCCTGCGAATATGGCACTAGCGATTTCTACTCTGGGCGCATTGACGTTCACATGATGTGGCAGTGGCAGTTGCGCTCTCACCTAAAGGGCTTGGGCGGAGCTTACTAAGTATGGAATCCCGAGGAGAGCTGGGAGGGGGTCAGAGCCATGCGCCTACCCCTAAGCCAACCAGCTCAGTCAGAGTTTCGGATAAGAATGCTCTTATCCGTACTTTGTCGACCTTGGAGAATGAAGTTCACGAACTTCGCAAGAGCATCAGACAAGAGTATGCATCCGAAGAGCTTTCCAACAGCCCCTGCTGGGACGGCTACGTCCAAGTAGGCACCAAAAAAGGCAAAAACGGCAATCAAGTCCCCAACTGCGTCCCTGCTACTACTTCAGCTATCGCCGAAGCTGCAACGTTTGCCGCTGAGAACAGACCAGCTGCCCCCGAGGGCTTCCACTACATGCCAGACGGCGAACTGATGCCAGACTCGGCACATGAAGAGAATGCCCCAAGACCAGAAGCTCCCGAAGGTTATCACTACATGCCAGACGGAAATCTTATGTTGGACTCTGACCACGATGACGAAGCTGCAGCTAAAAAGAAGCGCACTGCTGCCCAGACTCCTGCTCCCAAAAAGGACCAAATAAAAGGCTCTTCAAAGAACAAAAAGGGCTCGGCTTCTGGCAGTAAGAAAATTACCTTTTCAAAGGCCGTAGAAAAAGCTCTTTCCAATAAGGTTGAGACCCACAACAAAAAAGCATCTAAGGGACGCCGCGCAACTCTTGGGATGCTAAAGGCTGTCTACCGCCGCGGAGCTGGGGCTTTCTCCACAAGCTTCCGACCTGGACAGAACCGAAACTCTTGGGCACTTGCTCGCGTTAACGCTTTCCTGCGTTTGCTTTCCTCAGGCAAGCCCTCTAAGGCTGCTTATGTGCAGGACAACGACCTACTTCCCGCTTCCCACCCAAGGTCCACAAAGAAAGACTCGTCTATTGAGTCCTTGACCGCAGACGCTCAGCTGCACTCCGAGTTAGAGCTTTCAGCTGCATCTGAGTACGCAGAGGCAGAACTCGAAATCGAGCTGCCCGCAGAAAACACTTTTGCCAGTGCCGAAGAAGCAATTCTTGCTTTGACCGAGTTTTCAGATTTTGGCTACGAAGCAGAGCCTGCTATTAGAGCAAGCTGGCTTCGCGGTCTACGAAATGGAGAAGACCCCTACACAAGGGCAAAGCTTCTCGCAATCCTTGCACACGATAGTCTAGATGCTGACTTGCTCCCACGAGAGGGCTTTGATGAGTAGCAACCACCCAACCAAACCAGCAACACACGTACTGTCTGTTGCAGAGCAGGACGCGAACATTATTCGCGACGCTATTGACTCTCTTGCAGACCTTAATGGCGCGCATCGTGGTACACGTCGAATCACGTCTGGAATGGCCAAAAAAGTCGCCACACGTTCTCTCATCAAGAGCGCAGACGAGAGCTACTCTGTCCGTCGCCACCGCGCTTTTTCTGAGCTCTCGGAGTTTGCTGCTCTAGTTCAGCAGGACAAAGTAATCACTGCCGCCGCACATACCGACTTACTCTCCCTTGCACACCCACGCTCCACTCGCAAGACTTCGATGGATTGGAAAGAGCTTCGCAAGGCTCAAGCGCGTTGGTTCGCCGACGACTCTCGCGTAACAGACCCTTTGGTTGGTCCGCTTCTTGCGTCCGCCTTTGCCTCTGAGCCAGGGAGTCCTGCTCAGCAGTACGCTGTTGCTCGTCTAAATGCTATGGGCCCAGGTAAGGTCCCTTTGATTGCCCTAGTTGCGGCATTCAAAATGGGCGGTAACAAAGGCTTCTGGCGCTTCCAGCTTCGAGACAGCGAAGGTAAATTCTCCAACATGGGCGGAGGCCTTCGTAGGCTAGTGCGTCGCATAGGTGGAGGCGTTTCGTGGCTTGCTGGTCGTATCGTTTCGACGAACCCCAGCAATAAAACTTTTATCCAAGAGCTCCCAGATGGCAGGCTCATTAGGACACCAGCCTCTGCTGGTAAGTCCGTTAAGGCTATTCTCCCTAGTCAACAGGATGCCCAGGGATTTAGCAAGACTCCCGCCAAATCTTCAGCTGACAGTGATGTGATTGATGAAGCAGACCTAGAATTTGTAGACTCCCCCGACGGTTACGCAAAAGACCCTTCTTTCAAGCCTACGCAGGATGACCTTGACTACTACGGCCCAAATATTGACCTTGGAACTAGGTTCGTCGACGATAACGATAATTACGAAATTGTAAAGTTCGACAACGGAAATAACGTTGCGGCAATGCATAGATTCGAAGCCCAGCAGCAAAAAGAGGCTGAAGGCAACAATGTCGTTGCTTTAGGTATGGGCGAAAACGGAGAGCTCGACCCAACTCTGCCTGTTTACTTTGTCCGTCGTAAAGATGGCAAGGAAAAGGAATTTGCCACTGTTCAGTCTTGGGGAGATGTTCAAAGCTTTATCTCTAAGGACGAAGACCTCTACGAAGCAGGCGACCCAGCTGACCCACAGCGCCCCGAAAGGGCAGCGGGACTGCTTGACCCAGAACTTCAGATTGGCGATAAAGTTGACATCGCCGATTTCGACGGTCAAGAGATTCCTGGAGACGCTAACGCTTCTAAGGTAAAACAGACCGCTTATCGGAGAAAATTAAAAAAGTTTAAAGAAGAGGGCGGCGAATTCCCTCTAGACCCAACCCGCGACCACTTTATGATGGACGACGGAACTGTTATTGATTCCGAGACGGGACGCGTTCTTCGTGACTCTCTTGGAAATGCCAACCCTGACGCTTGGCTGGATGACTTTGACGAGCAGGGCACTCAAAATCAAGAAGAGTCTCCCGCAGACGAGACCGAGGCTTCACCAGAAACAGGGACCACTCCCGAAAACTTTTACTCATGGAACACAGACGCCCCTTACGAGCCACAGGGTGCTGTTGATAATCAAATCTCAGAAGACTACACAGACGACCCTTCACAGCTTTCCGAAGAGTATTCGACCAAAGACTTAGCCACGGCCCTCAACGAGGGTGTTGCTGGCACTGAGGAGCAGTCTGGCACTGGTTTTGGGTATCTGCCTTTCTCCGATGGGACCGAGCCCGTTCCCGTTGAAGCTATCTATGAAGCGCTCAACGAAAAAGGCGAAGATGCTAAAGCCATTCTTGACGATATCTATAAGGGCGGTACTGGCGACTTAGGTACCAAAGTTCCTAAGGCAACTGAAGAATCCTTGGGCGAAGAGATTCCTGATGCAGCTAAGGCCACACCCTCTAACAAAACCCTTCCTCCGATTATTGAGGGGATGACCGAGGACGAGCAGAAGGCGTTCCTAGATTCGGGTGACTATAAGTCATATCTCCCAAAGAATAAGGTTTACGAAGAATCTGAGGTTCCAGAGGGCTATTCCTCAATCGACGATGCGCCTTTTAATGAAATTGAAGGCGATACTCCGCAAGATGCGCCTGAAGGCTTTTCTGTCAACCCAGTTGACATTGCCAATGACTATAAAAACGATGAGCTTGTTACGGAGCTTCGTCGTGCCCTAGAGCCAGGAACCGCAACCCCAGGCTATGGAATCTTGGGTATGGACACTCCCGAGGGAGAGCAGTACCTAGCAAACGTCCCAGCTGAAGCAA